CTCCATCTCCTCCTCCACCACCGCCACCAGCGATTGTTAAAAAGTCAACAGTATGTGTTGTATTCATTGTGTAAGAACCAGTTGAACCTGTGTCTGTCCATTTGTACCAAGAGTAAAGACCATCTACTCCTGTTGCGTCTGCATCATTAGTAGGTGTACCTGATATACCTCCAGCATAATAATAATTTGAACCTGAAGCAGTTCTTAATTCATTTGTTGAAGCCGAAGCATCAACTCCACTTGTGTCATAAAATTCATCTATTGATTGGTCTACTAAATTGTATCTAGTTAAAGAGCCATTAACGGCAACTTTAAAGCCTAACATGGCAATATTCGATTGGATTTGACTATCGTCATATTCTGCAATTGTTTGGTAAGTTTGATTTCCAGCTAAATAAGTTGAAGCTGAAGCTGAGCCTGATCCTAAATTTGCTGTGGGTACTACGCCTGTAATTTGACTTGTAACATTAATTCCTGTGCCTAATCCAGCAACGGTTGCTGGTAGGGTAATTGTTTTTGTGCTTAAATCTTGAGTCGCAGCTAATTTTCCTGCTGTAATATTTACAGCTTTAACCTTTGCTGTTTCAACAGCATCAGTTGCTATTTTAGCGGCAGTAACTAATCCATCTTCTAAATCTGCTGAAGTTAAAGGAGCCGCTGTAGGTGCTATTCCAATATATCCCATCTGTTAATATCCTTATGTGCTGATTGCATCAACTGCACTTACCCAAACATCACATGAAGCTGCATCCGAACTGACAACTGATAACACATCTGAAGCTTGAACAACGAATTTTGCGCCGCCGTCCAAAACTTGTAAAGAACCGCCCGTTGGTATGGGTGCATCCTTCACTAGATAAATATTACTAGCTCCATCGTTGATATAACAACTTACAGTGATGGCTGTGGAAAGTATATTCGATAAAGAAATACCAACAATCGCATCGTAGGAATCAGGGCTAAACACTGCTAGCGCCCCCGTGCCTACTGCATTTTTAGTATATCTTCGAAAATTTTGAGCCATATGTTTCTCCTTATAATGCTATGGCTACTGCCAAAGCAAATCCTTTTCCTGCTGCATTAATAGTTTGATCGTCATTATCAATATAAGCTACCTTGCTTGCAGGCATTGTACAAAATACATCTTTTGTTGTCCCTACAGAAAAATCTACAGCAGCATCACTATTTGAACTAGATATAACTGAAGTCCTAGCTAAAGTGCCTGCCCCTACAGTTCCAATACCCACTTCAAATTCTGCTGCGCTCTGTGTATGAATAGCGTAGTAAGTTAATTTTGCATTTCCAATCGCACTCGAAAATGTTTCAAATCCTATTGTTGCACCATCCAAGGTAAATGTACCTGTCCCTGAGGTAGTGCTAGTTTCTTTTACTCTATCATTTATTACAAATGCCATTTTTAATCCTGTGTTGGTGGTGGTGATTTAAGAGGCGTTCGAATAACTCCATCTTGATATTCGTCCCTGCGTCTACGACCTTGTTGTTCGATCGCATACGATTGTAAAGCCTGCTGATATGACTGTTGATAGTATTGTATCATATCTGCTGGACCTTTCAAGTATCCATATCCTTCTAACAGAACAGCATACAAAAGTAAATCCTGATATTTGTTGCTCAAGTAAGTTGTTGTCGAATCCGAAGCAGTAATGCTTGAAGGTTGTTTAATATAAGCTAAAGTAAGGGGATATGCTTTATCTGGGGTTGGAGCTACGAGCCAATATTGAGCATCCCAGTTAGCATAATAAACGGGTAATCCCGAAGCTGTCGAAGGAGTATCATAATACTCAGTTATAAAAGAAGTATCTTTTCTCTCCAAATAAACATGCACATTAGGGGTTACATTACTATTTGTTACTTGAGCATATCTAATAATTCTTAAATCAGTTGGAATCGTTACATAACGATTACCAATGGTAAGGGTAGAAGTGGCATAGAATCGATTGTCATCATTGTCCGCCTCTCTATAAATTCTGTTTTCTGCATTCTTAGTAATAGTAGTACAGATAGCATCCGTTAAAACGGTATTATCAACTTCTGTGTAGCTTCTTAAATCTGTTTTTAAATTTGCAAATGTATATGCCATTATGGTCTATCTCCTACGGGCCCTGCAAAAGCGGGGAATCCCCCTCCACTTGTAGCACTAGTTGCTGCATTTACCAACGAAAAAGTATATTGGTTGCTCACTGTTTTTGTAGTTGGCATCCCTGGGTTAGCCACTGTAATATTAACAATAGTAATACTATAAGATCCAAATACCGTATCTCCATTATTATGGGAATTTGCATTACTCGCTTGGTAAGTTATTCCATAGGTGGGAGCCGAAGATCCTCTTGTCAAACCAGAAAGAACCCCTGTCCCTGTATTATTAGCAGTGTATTTAATAACTTCACTAAGAGTAAAAATATTTTCTCCCGCTGTCGTTTGAGTTGGAGTAGGTTTAGTCTGTACATAAATGTATCCTGAAGCAGGAAACTGCGAAGAATCAGTTAAAGTTAAAGTTGTAGCTGTTGAAGTAATAGCACCATTCAAAGTGTTTTCTAATTCTAATGTAGAAATACCAACTCCTCCTACAGTTTCTTTAACTTGTCTAAATCTTACAGCATCTCCAGTTGAAAAATTATGATTAGGTTGAGTCACGGTAACCGTGGTTCCTACAATCGTATCAAAAGGATTGTTAGGTAGAATAGTTGGGGTAGGAAAAGCTTCTCGCGCTGGTCTTATTTTACTAAGTGACATAGCATCAGCACTTAAAGTTTTAGGTCTTAATTGAGGTTGTTTGGGTTCGTATTCAGAAACATGAACAAAAGCTCCTGTCCATTCAGTAACCATTTCCTTCCAGGGAAATTGTAGACCCGAACGATCCGAGATAGCTAGTGCGTGTTTTCCTGATGCATATTTTGGCATTAGATGTTTGGATAGTAAGCTTTAGGGGTTATATAAGTACTTGCTGCTGATCCATCCTCCTGTAAAGCTCTTGCCAATTCATCTTCGTATAATAATTTAAAGGCCTGTGTTTTTTCCATTCTATATTTTTGTGATAAATAATAAGCTAGGCCTGCCACCATCGCTGGAATAAAACGATACGGAACATCAGTCGCATTAGAGTACGTTCCTGCATCCTGAATTCTTTTAACAAAAAAGATATGTAGAGTCTTAGCGGCATTACTTGCATCGGGAGTTGGATAAATAGTCATCGTCACTTTATCTATAAATCTTTGAACCCAGTAGTTACTAGGAGTACCTTCTGCTTCTTTATTAGCATAACCTGAATAAGTAGAACGATCGACTTTACCTAGAGCCGCATCAGATTGAGTATTGGCCCCTATATTAGTTCGTAATGAACATTGTTCAATGTCCGAGAAACCTGGAACATAATTAGTAGCCGCAACGTTAATTAAATGAGTTGCTGCTGTTGTAGAATGAGCTCCACGGGTAACACCTGTAAGTTCAGTTCCACTAAAACCCACATAAGTTATATCTTCACTACCTACTCGAACTGTTCCAGAATTATTCATTCCAGTAACAGAAGTTAAAGTAATTCCAGTAGTTGCAGTTGTGCTCACAATAGCAGCTGAAATAGTTGTATCTAATCCGTTAGATTTTTTGGTAGCTGTAGCGCCTGTAGTAGGCATGTCCGAAGGATAACGATAGAAAATAAATTCTTTCTCACCTTGAGTTAAAGTAAGATTTAAAGTTCCTACTTCCCAATAATGTAATCCTCGATTGCCCCACTCTTGAAAAAGAATGTTGAGAGATCTTCTTGCTGCTCTTAATTGATAGCCTGAAACGTTAGGAAAACCTACACGTTCAAAAGCTTCTTCAACGATGTCGGCAATAGTAAATGTTTTCCCAAACGTGTAATTGTCTGACGTCGTGTTAGGCATAAAGTCCTCCTAACCGTAAAAGAATGTTACGTCTGCTATAGTTCCTAAAGAACAAGTTGCACTTGTTTTACAATATAAGCCAGTACCTGGAAACATTACACTATATACAAAAGGATTAGTGGCTCCATTTGGTGTTCCAAAAACACCAAGTGATGTTCCATCATCCTCTATAGTAATAGTCCCAGCTCCTGCTGTGCAATTTGCAGAAAACCCTAAAACTCTTGCGGGTCCTCCAAAAATAACTTGGTTAGCTACGGTGCTTGTTACTCTTTTTATTTTTATATCTACTGGATATGTGCTCATAATATTTAATCTCCTAATCTAATAATAGCAGCTCCTGCTGTTGGAGCTGGAAACTGAATTGTAAAGTCGCCTGCGGTTGCTGTTTTATTTCCACCAAAGTCTAGAACTAATACTAACATATTTGCTGGAGTCGTACTTGTATTATAGATAGCTGCTCCAAGTGAAGTTAATGTTACCGTTGAAAATGTTAAAT